GGAAGAACTGTGAGTAAGACTTGTCTAAGTTTCTTAAGCATTATTCACCACCCCTTTCGATAATCTTTTGAATATCCTCTAGCATCTTTGGAGTGAATTCATCGTATGCAGGTCTCATAAACGGACGAGCAGCGACCATCTTTCCATTTCGATGTCTAAAGCCAAGTTCTATTAGATGAACGATTGATCCTTTGGTTTTTGAGTATATAACAATCGTTTGATTTACACCCTCACCATAGGATTCTTTAATAAACGCATCCGCTAAGTGCTCACCTGAATGACTTCTCTTTGGAGCGTTTGATTTGATGTAATCCAGTATTTGATCTGCTGTTTTGTCTAAACGTTGAACTATCGCTAATTCAACATCTTTGGTGTAATCTCTAACGGCACGTTCAATTTCAACTGGTAATTTTTCAGGTGTCATAGGTTCCATCCTTGAATTTCCTCCTTCTTCAAAGAAGATTCAGATGCATATAATTCCATCCACATACCATTTTGATAGGTACGTTGAACCTCATATATTTTGTCTTCTCTTTGAATATAGATATATTTGCTTCCATCATAGATGAACGCTTGAATGGAGACCTTAAAGTCCACCTTCGTTTGAGTTTGTTTTGATGAATAGAATTCCTTAGAAGTGATAGAGCTAATCATCCCTACCACCTCCTTGGAGTCGACCAACCGATATCCTTGGTTGCCCAAGTCGTCTTCAGCTGTTTTAACACGTAATAGGAATAAGGAAATGTTGCCGGAATTAGGGTACGCTATCACGAGGATGAACCTCCATCAACCTCAGGATTATGTAAACATAGTTGCCTGAGTAAGACGTCAAAGCTCTTAGGAAGTTCTTTCACTGTCCCATCGCTTTTAAATCCGAAGTTTGTCTTCACATATATGGTAATAAGAGCTGTCACTAATGGATGATCGTCCGATTCAGCGATTTCACGAGGAACTCCAGTTGTGATTAGTAACTGGCGGCACGAGGCGATATGAACGGATATTTCATCATCAGCGTAGTTTTCGGTTGCAGGGATAAGCAAAGCTTTCTTCATCAAATTAAGCATGTTTTCGCTCGACATTTTCGACACCTCCTCTTCTATCTATTCGTTAAAATTCTTCCTATTACACTTAAACGGAAGGACCCGCCTTCATGTAAACAAAAAGGGATTTCTCCCATTTCACTTACATTGCGACTAGCGACTTATCAAGGTTAGCGGGCACTCCTCCGTGTTTCGACCTAAGTCTTATTCTCCGTCTTGTTCGGAGTTGTCTTCATTAGAGTTTTGAGAAGCAGCTGCTTTCTTGACTCTTAAGAAGCCTTTGTAGCCAACTACGTTACCACCAGTGAAGACTGATGCTTTGTAGCAGATGATACCATCTTTGAATTTGTAATCAGTGGATTTGGCTACTTCAACACCACTGAAGATTGGGACTTCGTAGTTAGCGAGTGGACCATAAGCCATACCATATTCACCAACTTGTGTTGCAGATGCAGAGATTGCTTTGCAATGTGAAGAGATGATGAATGGGATGCCATCGATTGTTTTGGCCTTGTAATCAACAGTGTGGACTTTTCTACCTTCTCTAGTTCTTAAACCAGCGAATGCACGTAAGTCATTCTTGTTGAGGATGAGGACACAGCCACCTTCGACTTCTTCATCACCACCATAGGCATAAACGATTTCATCGAGTGTGTTTTCATCGATAGCAGAGATTTCAAGGTCAGTTGCATCAGCAAGTGCTTCACAGTTAGCTGAGAAGATACCCTTGAATGTGTTTGTGGTACCCGCACCACGTAAGATTTGTTCGGAGATTTTCTTTCTTAAAGCGATGTTGACTCCTTTGACAACTTCACCTTGGTAATCAGCAGCAGGAAGTTTTTCGAGCTCTTCGGTGATTTCTGCATAAGCAGTAACTTTGACCTTGGAAATGGTTAAGTAACCAAATTCAGGTTCAGCAGTTGTGTATGGATCACCTTCAGCGGTTAAACCACCAGTGCCATGAGATTTAACGAAAGATTTCTTGTAGGTTTCGCCACCTTTTAAGTTAACGGTGTGAACTTGTTCTACTAAAGTAGAGACTTCACGGAAAGGAACAGGTGAGATTTTGTCATCAACGTGTTCAGGGAGTAAAACACCATCAGCAGCAATTGTGACAGTTCTACCTTCTTTTAAGGCTTTGCCACGTGCTTCGAGTTCTTCGTTATTCTCGTGTTTTGTTTCAATGACTTCTTTGACATCGAATTTGCCTCTCATAGCGAGTTTCTTTTCAATGGCTTTGCGTTCATTGATTAATTCATCGGATTCTTTGTCTAAAGCTTCAAGTTTTTCGACATCGGATTCGGTTTCAGCAAGACCCCTAATTTCTTCAAGGCGGGTCTTAATTTCCTTTAAACGTAATTCTAAATTCATGAAATGAATTCCTCCTAATTTTTGGTTTTGATTTTTATGCGTTTGGCAATCACTTTTCTACGTTCTAAGTTCTCTGCATCATCCAATGCCTTTAGTTCGGTCTCCACCAACTCTAAAGAACGAGCACTTGCTTGGATGGAAGTTTGGTCGTATGCAGGCAAATCAACAACGGACACATCAAAGAGACGATCAATTGCCGTAATCGTTCTTTTTGGTATCTTTCCACTTCTATCCCAGCTTTGACTTTTTACAGTGAAAGCAAATGACATCTTGTCTAATAACCCTGCAACAATGGATTTATAAATATCCACGTTACTGGTTGTATCGATGAGTTCTGCTCTGATTTTGAGTCCTTTTTCATCGACTTCTAAAGAAAGAGAACCATTTCTAGTTCTCGCTAAGATTAATGTGACATCGTTGTGATTGTACTTAAATGGCACATCTTTCATATTGGTACTTGCTAAGGCACCCTTATCAATCACTTCGATGAATCCCCTCTCTTCATCACCGATTAAGGTTTCTTCATCAAAGACAATTGCATAGCCTTCAACAATCATTTTCTTGTTCTCATCATCGCTTCTAGTTTCGATTGAAGAGAATCTAGTTTCCTTCTCCATCTTTTGGATCCTCCTTTTTCTTAGGTTGTAAGACGATAGGTTGTAATTGATAATCATTAGCCTTGTCAGCATCAACATAGTTGAGTGACTGAAGTCTTCTGTTTCCTCCCTCTATTGGTTCAAAGCCTAAAAGAGCT